CCATGCGTTCGAGCAATCGCTGTTGGCGAACTCACGAACGTGGGCAGAGGCCACATCAACGCTCCCGAGCTCGGCGCTCATGGCTCAATCCTGGCGGTTGTCATGCCGGCTCGGCGCCCGACCATGCCGGTCTGCGGGTCAAGTGATGGATCCGTTGGGTTCATGGGTGGAGTCGGATCCAGCGGCGCGGCGATGTCTGGTTGTACGTCTCCAGCGTCTTGGCCACCAGCCGCCAAAGGTTGACCATTTTCGGTTACCGACCCATCAGGACCGCCAAACCCAGGGTCTTGCGAACCGATTAGGGACGGTGTAGCTGTGCCGGGCAGTGGTTGTTCAACCGTACCAGGCGGCAGGTTCGGGTTGGTTTCGCCCTGCACTGGCGGCACATACAGGCCGGCAATACTCGGCTCAGGCGTCGCGTCGACCCATCCAGAACTGCGCAGGATCTCGTCTCCTGCCGGTGCAATGTTCGGGGTTGTCGTGGCGACACCGCCGGCCTGTAGGGCTGCGAAGACGGCTTCGACCTTCTTGCTGATGGTTTCGGCTTGGGCTTTCTCTGTCTCTGCCTGGGTCTTGAGCATCTCGGCCGCCATGAGCTCCAGCTTCTTGACGAGCTCGCCCACCTTGGCTTTGGCCACCTCAGCCTCGGCCACCAGCTTGCCAGCCTTGGCCTGCTGCTCACTCAGTAGGGCGGCCTGCATTTCTTCCTGCATCTGCTTTTGCTTCTGGATCACTGGGTCTTTGGCGTCGGCTTCGATCTCTTCCTCGGTCTTGATGATGTCAGACAGCTCCAGCGCTTCGGCTCGTTGCTGGTTCAGCTTGAGACGGTTGATGAATGGCGCATCGAGCGGCCCGATGACCAACTGAGCGAACTCGTTGATCTGGCGAGCCCTGACTTCCTTGGCCACCAGGCTGGCGGTGCCGCGCGCATGCACATCGAAGTCGCCCTTGATCAGCGGGTCTGGGTTGAACTGCATGTTCCAGTGGTAGAGCGCCTTCAGGAACGGGATCGTGATGCCCTCGTCGTATCCGCTGATCAGATCCTTGATGACGATGTTCACGGCACCCATCAGCATCGACATACCGCTGGCCGTGCCCGCTGCGCCGCTGTTGACGTTCTCTCCGCTCATGTAGCGCGGAATGGCAGTGACCTCGTCGGCGTTGTTGTCGAACATCTTGGCCATCATGGTGAGCCACTCGATGTTGTTCGGCAGCTCGATGACGCGCACCGCTGGCTGGCCTGGCGTGCTGGCGTTGCGCAGATAGACCTTCCATGGTGCGAGCGCCGTGGCGTCGTCCATGCTGGCCAGCAAGCCGGTCGATATCTCCACCATCGGCCCAGACGTAATGGCACCGTTGTCCAGCATCATCCTGGTTGCTGCGTTCAGCATCTTCTGGTCGTCGCGCATGATGGCGCACAGGCCCTCGCCAAAGATCGATGTCTCATCCTTGTCGAAGTAGTAGATGTGGTATGGCCATGTTATTCCGTTAATTGGCTGGAGTACGGCCTTGATGATGGTGCCGTTTGGCAGCATCCAGACGTTGGAGAAGAAGGACTCCTGCTCACGGCCTTTTGGCACCGGGATACCGACCGACGCCAGCTTCGGCCCCTCGATGTAGCCCCAGCGTTCGAGCACCTCGTATTGGCCCTTGGAGTCACCCTGCTTGGTGTCGCGGTCGCCGATGGACTTCAGGTCGGCGTCAAAGTAGCGGATGTTGCACAGCCCTTCTGGGTTGGCGGCCATGTGTTCGTCGATCTTGACCTTGCTGAAAGATTTGTTTTTGGTCAGCGCGAACAGTTGGGCAGGCGTGAAAGTATGCCGCTCGTAGATGAAATTGCACTGTTCCAGCGTGGTGGCGTTCATGTCAGGATAGAAGCGCCACAGTGGCACATAGTCCACAAACGGCACCAAGTAGGTCTCCTGAGTTGGCTTCCAGTCGTTGCCGGTTTTGTTGAATTTCGTCCTTATCTTACGTTCAACTAGCGGCCCCTTGAGGATGCCAGTGCCGTACAAGTGGCCTGAGTGGAGCACTTGCAGGGCCTGCTGCTTGTAGCGTGACTCCACGAGCTGGTCGTCAATCGCCTTGGCCATCGCCTTGGCTGACTTCTTAACCACCTCCAAGATGGCAGCGTCGACATCCTCTTTGGTTGGCTGGCGTTGAGCTGCGTTGATCTGTTGGGATGGCTGGCCCGGTGCCTGCGGCGGTAGGCTTTGTCCTGGCTGGCCTGGCTGTGCGGCACCTGGTGCCTGCGCTTGTAGGTTATCTTGCTGGGGTGCGGCTTTCTGCTGCGCGGCCTCCGTCAGGCGCTGCACCACCTCGGCGCGCTCCTCATCGGATACCGTGGGCACCGGCGTCGGGCTGACGTCCCAGTTCTTGTCGCTGCCGGCCGGGAACAGGATGTCTGAGACGCGGCTGTCGACGGTCTTGACCTTGACACGACTCTTGCGCACGAACGACTTCGATCGCACCGGCCCGATGGCGGCCTCCTCGTCTGGGTCGTACTTGCCTTTGTACTGCCGCAGATCCTGCAGCCAGCGGATCTCGGTCTGGTTACGATCCTGCTCAGCCTTCTGGAACTCGGCCAGGAAGATGTGACTCAAGGGCTCCAGCGCAGCGTCAGGCGGCTGATCGGAGAACGCGCGCTCGGCGGCCGCTGAATACTCCGTGTCGCCCTGGCTGGGCTTGGTTGGGGGTGCGTCTGGCATGTTTCGCATGTCGTTCCTTCAAATTCTGTTCCGTGCGGGTGGCACGCTGGTGGCTCGATCCCAGCTCTCGCCGAACTCAGCGTCGGCCTTGGCTTTGTCTTTGGCGAACTGGCGCCGGAGCGATGGGAGCCTGGCCTCTCCGGCCTTTTGCTGTTTCTCCCGTATCTTGGCTTCTGATTTGTCCCACTCGTCATCAGTGAGAATGTCGTATTTACGTTTGCCCATAGCGTTCCTTATTCGTCTTTGTTGGCTTTGTTCCAGCCGCGCTTAAACTTCTCAGCCTCACGCACATCCCTATCCGCCTCGCGCCGATCTTTCGCATCCAGCGCAGCCTCGCGCTCTGCCCGTCGGTCAGGCCCGCGCACCGTGCCGGCCTGCAGCTCGTCGCCATCCAGAGCGGTGGCGGCAATCATGGCCTTGGTGCCCATGGCGGCTTGCGCGAGCTTCCATGCCTTGGAGCCGACTTTGAGGCCCAGCGCTGCGGCTCCGGCTATGATTGGTAATGGCATGATCTTCTTTCTATTCGTAGTAAGAATACCGGTCTGGTATCGTCCTATCGGTAGCGAAATTGCTTTTTTTCGCGCGCTCCGCGGCAGCAGCTTTGGATGCCTTGTCAGCGGCGGCTTTCTCGGCCTTCTCAAGTTTGGTGAAGGTCTCTTTAAACCTTGGGTACAGGGAGCCTTCTGCGCTAGCTAAGGCTTGTTTGACTATCTGTTTAATTGGCATGATTTTCTTTCGTTAATTACTTTTCGTTAAAGGCTTTTTTGAACTTGTCGGCGTCGGTGTCTTTGGCCTTAGCTTTGGACTGCGTGCTGGCAGGCGCTGCGGCAGCCACGATCACCACGGGAACCGCGATGTTGCGGCTCTTCTCGACGCCCTTACCGACGTCTGAGCTTGCATCCCTCCCAACACGATTGAACCTCACATCATCAGCGTGCTGGGCCGTCTCCAGCATTTCTTTCTTTGCACGCTCAGTAATGTTTCTGCCATATATCTCATGCCTAAACGGGTTGTCGCCCAGGGGCTTGACCTTATCTGTCAATTCTGCGCCACGCGACCTGTACTGTTCCTGCACCCACATCCCATCCCTGTCTCTGATGGCATTGACCGCATCATCTAATTTGGTGGGCGGTGGCTTCTTCAGGGATTTAACCGCGGCTTTGGCTAGTTCTTTCAATGGCATGATGTTCTTTCGCTAATACCCAGCCCTTGTGGCCGGTTTGGTGGTGGTCGTTCGACCTGGGTTTCCTACTCTGGAGCCGATAGGTTCTGCAAAGGTCAAAGCCAGCGCATCGCCACCGTCCGGGCTGCGTACTTGGCGCTTGGCCATGTCTTTTTTGGATTCAAGCTGCTTCTTGCCGTTGGAATTCCAAAGGGGCATAGGCGCGCAAAGATCCGAGATCAGTTGTGCGTCGTTGGGTATGCGGCACGGGGCGTTGGCGAACCAGTCAGCCATCGACCACCACATCTCGGCCCGCTTGTTTCTGAAAATGTCTGGCTTGTTGGCTGCTTCACCAAACATCACGCCGATCACCGGCACGTTCAACTCGTTGAGTCGGTCAACAACACCTACCCCCAGGCCGCCCTTGTCGACGAAGATGGCATCTGGGTGCATCGTCCTGCCGTTGATGACAACTCCATCCTTCCAGATGGCCGCCAGCTTGCCGGCGATTTGCATCGTGGTGAGATCGTTATGATACTCCACTCGAAAGCATGTCCGCCCACATCTGAAGGCAAAAGCGGTGCGGTCGCCCTTTGCTTGGCCGTCACCAGCCGGGTCAACCCCAATGACCAGCGGTTGCTCCAGATCCAGATACTCACTCTTCACCGCCAGCATCACGTCCGAAGGGCTGATCAGTGGGTTCTTGGTCGTTGTCTTGAACGCCAGGCCCACCGTTGCCGGGTACTCTTGGTCAAAAAGCCATGAGAACTCGCTTCCGTACTCTGCCGTCTTGTTGGCGCGCCATTGCATCTGGGCCATGTCCAACCCGTAGGCTGCACGGTACTTTTCATCGTCATCACCCAGTGTGAACCCAGTGTTCGGCTTAGTTCGGTACTCGTCTTGCCAGTACCAAGGCACGAAGATCAGGATGTACTCACTCAGATTGCCGTCTTCATCGACACCAGCTTCAGCGATCTGCACCATCAGGTGGAAGGCGTTGCCCAGGCCGTTGCCGGTCGACTCCAAGATGATCTCGGTGCCACCAGACAGCGCACCAGACGGAATGGTGTTGCCAATGCCGGCCAGGTGGGTCTGGGCATTGTCCCAATAGGCCACCTCGGAGCCGTGCAGAAGTCGAGCGGTGTTGGAGCGCCCGACGTCCTTACTGCCCGCGGTGGCCAGTTTGTAGCCGCTGTCAATGTCAGCGAAAATCAACTCGTTCGCGTTGGATGCCTTGATCCTGGGCGAGAACGGGTTGTGATCCTGATACCGCTTGACCATTTTAAAGAGGTTGGCTGTTGCCTTATCCTCATGGGTGATGATGAAGGCGCCCTGGCCCTCAGTGGTACTGGTTTTTTTGTAGAACCGCGCGCCGATCAAGGTAGATGCACCCTGCTGCCGGCCTTTCAAGATGATCGCCCTCACATGCCCAACACGAGCCAACTGCTCCTCAAGGCGCAAGTGGATGTACCGCTGGGCTCTATTCCAGACAAACGGCACCGGAGCCCCGCCCGCCTTGGGCAATATCTTGAGGCAGCGCTCACAGTACGCCTCAAGGTTGCTCATCAGGTGCTGTAGGCCGCGCTCTTCATCGTTTAACTCTGTCACGTTGCCTGCTTGTCTTGCTCGGCCCTGAGCTTCCTGCCAATGCTCTTGAGCATATCTATGACAGTGTCGGGCTTGCCCTCGCCATCCTCGATGCCATGGACTTTGCGCTCGATGTTGACGTTCTTCTCATGGGTTTCTGAGAGCTTCTTGGCGCTGTCGATCCGGCCGGTCAAGGAGATAACCTTCTTGTAGATGTCGTTCAAGGCGTCCTTCTTCCAGGCCCCATTCGCATCGGGCCCACTCTCATCAAAGAGCTCTCCGAGTTTTTGGTAGTTCGGCAGGTCGTTGGTGATGGCCTCCAGCTCGCTCAGCAGGTTGCGAGAGATGGCGCGGTGCCGTCCGCCGTCGACCTGCTCGGCCAGGATGATCCCGGCCTGGAGGTCTGCGTTGGCTTCGACAACCTGGGATTCGGTTGCAGGCGTAAGTTGCGTACTGGGTTTGCGTACTGCGGCTTTGCGTACCTTCTCTTCGGTCTTGGCTGCGATCCTTTCTCTCAGGTCACGCGACCACCCGTCCTTCAGAGCGCGCTTGCGAATGGCGCCCTCAGTGCAGTCGTACTCCTCGCCAATCGTGCGCAGCGGTTTAATGCCGGCACGAAAATGTTTTTCGATCGCAACCCAATCAATCGTTGGTTTCTCAACCTTTTTCTTTGCTTCATCCATACCAAAATCTTCCCTACGTGTCATTGTTCAATGCTCCTCACAAGCATCCAGGCGCTCTTCCAGCGTGTCGGCGCCGCCGTATTGCTCAAACGCCTCACTGTGCTTGACCCGTTGGAGGTGGTCGAAGATGTCCTCGCCATCTGTCTCGATCTCGTCATAGAGATCCAATATGTCTACTGGTCGTCTTTTGGTTGTCATTGGGTGTGTTTATGGTTGAAGGCATCGATGCGCGAGAGCAGCACCCTGGAATATTCGCACATGGCGTGCAGTTGTCGGCCCAGTCGCTCCTGCTCGGCGGCGGCAAGCGCTTTGCATTGATCTGTCTTGCGGAACGCCCGGAGCGCGGCGAGCTTGAGCTCCAGCGCGTCACGCTCCATCACCACACGTAGCTGGTGCGGTTGCAGGCTATCGTTACAATCATTCACGGCTGGTGCCATTCTGCGCACGCCAGGGAAGAACTGGTTGAAGGCAATTTCTGCGACTGCTTGCATGGAGGTCATGATGATTCCTGGTGGTTGATGTTGAGCCGCAACGCGACAAATACGCCTCAAACGTAGCTGTAATGCGACAAAGTGGAGTCCGACTCCACTACAACGTAGTCAATTACGACACAGGTGTAGCCCATTTGCTACTGGCTTATCTGATATGGCATCCGTACAGAGCTTAGTAGCCGCCCTTTTTATGACCAGTGGTTGGAGTTTTGGCTGCCTTGGCGCGGGATGGCCGGGCTGGGATGGGCGCCGGCTTGGCGGAGCCGTAGCTGTCGACGCTGTCAAAGGCTTGTTTAAATGAGGCATTTGCTGCTGGGAATGATTTTTTCATTGGGTTCTTCGGGTTGGGTTAATAGATACTGGGAACGCTGGGATGCCATTTAGCTTGGCGGCTCAAGAGATACTTGAGATTCTGTAAATAGATGCTGGCGGCCAGCAGGATGGGGGCGGCCTGGTACCAGGTCACTCGGACTCCAGTGCTCAGCATGACTCCTACACCCGTCATGAAGATGATCCAGAGCGCCATCGGATCCAGTGCTGTGATCATGGCTTTGGCCTCAGCGCTTCCCTGGCGGCGTTGTAGGTGTCGCGGCATGTGTCGCGCTCGGCACCTATTTTGGCAGCCGCGACAGCGAGCCCGACAAGAAATTCTGCATCATCTCTAAAAAGGGTGGCACCGGTTCCACATGATCCAGCGCAGGCAACTGCGGCGACTGGACTGCTGCTCGCGACGGCGGGGCGCTCGGGGCGGTTGCGCAGCTCGACAACAATAGCAGCGTGGCGAGCATTAAGAGTGCGAATGGTTTGAGCATTGGTTTTCCTGGTTTTATCGGCTTGGTCTCGCAGGCCTTGTTCGGCGGCGCGGGCGGCGCGCTCATCGTTGGCTCGCTGCAGTTCTGATTGGGCGTCGCGTTTCGCAACCTGGGATTCGTATTTCGCGAATTGCGAATGCGCACGATCCAGGCGCACCGTCTGCACGCCAGTCAATACCAGCGCCAGCACCAGCGCGGCACCCAGCACGAGCGCGGCGTACCTAGTCAGCCATGCAGTGATCACGGGCACTACCATCTCGCTGCTGGCCCGCTGGAGCCTGAAAGTGTCGCCTCGGCAGCACAAGTGGTGACGCCGCCCGGCCATGCTGGTAGGCCTGGCACCCAAGTGGGCACAATGTATGGGAGCATCGTCACGGGCGGCGGTATGTGGGTGCCGACGACCGGGGCGGCCTGGCCAACTTGGAACGGCATCCATTCACAATACCCGCCATCAGGCTCAGCATCACCAGGCTGCTTGAGCACGACGTTGAGCACGGCATGCATGCCGCCGGCGTGATCCAGCACCACCAAGTTGACTGCTCTATCATCCCACACAAAGACGATGGTGGCGTCCATTGGGTAGGCTGGGTTGAAGCAGACCAATGGCGTGAGGATCGGGTTGCTCTGGTGGTACCAGACCTTGCGGCCGATGGTGGGTTTGAGGGTAGTCATGTGCCGGGGCTCACTTTAAAGACTGACATTGGTAGGACGGCACGGTCGTTTTCTTCGTCGTGGATGTAAATGCCGCCGTTCGCCTGGATTGTCCAGCACGCCTCTATGCGCTTAATGCCTGTGTGTATCACGGCTCTGGAAAACTGGTCATGATATTCTGGGCGCAATAAAGGCAGCACTGTGGCGCCACACTTCTCTTGTAGCAAGCGCACGCTGCCGTTGGTTCCGGTTGCCACCAGTTCGGTCGAGTGTGTGGAGGCTATTGAGTAGCTACCGGACAACAGCAAGATTGACAAAAGTAAGGCTGTCATGATGTCTCCTTTATTGAGCCGCAACGCATGCCGCATGCGATTCAAGCCGGCGCTTCCATAGTCCGGCGCAGGTACGGTTGCCTGGCGTTGAGCAGATCTGGCCGTTTGACTTGTTCCAAAGCAGGATGCCATCACAGGCGCCGCGGTAGTCGCCGGCATTCAGTCGCTTCACGATGGTGGAGCCGCAGAACCCGGCGCTGCCAATGTTGTAGCTCAGGTTGACGTATACGTCATATTCCGCCTGATGTAGCGGGGACTTGACACATTGCTTAATTGCGCCCTCAAATTTGCTGGCGTCGCGCAGGGCTCGCTGGATCGCTGGCACCACGGCGATGGTGTCTCCGGCCTTCACGCCGTCCGTCGTGCCAAAGCCAACGGTTGGCACCTTCCAGCCCCAGGTCGGGTCGGCGTAGGCTGTACCGCGGTACTCCTCGTGCGCCAGGATGCCAACGAAGCCCGCAGCGCTCAGGCTTAGGGCTGCAACCGCCATCCGAATGATTGGGGTCATTTGTTCAGCGCCTCACAGGCCGCGGTAACCAAATACATCAAGGCACCCAGCGTAGCGAGCAAACCCAACGCAATCGCTCCAGCGCCAACTAAAATCCAGAACGCCATGGCGCCTATCACTGATAATTCCGCCATCTCTAGCCCTTCATAAATAGGTGCCGGCCTCCAACCAACTCGGTGGATGATTCGATGACCGCGCGTCAGCGACTGTCCACTTGGGGCGTGTACACCACCCCTAAGCCCGATGCCTGACGGCAGTGCGGGAGATTTGGTGCTCCAGCTTGGCACCGATGTCCCCGAAGTTGATTTCGGGAACATCGGCACGGCCGGTTTGGGTGTCAGGTAGAGCCATTGTGCCGCTTAGATAGGCTGGTGGCCAGCGGGTCGGGTGCCTGACGTAACTGGTTGCAGAGGTGCGAGTCGAACGCACACATACGGGAATATGAATCCTGCTTTCTACCAATTGAAAATACTCTGCTAAAACTTTTCTGAATTTGTACATGAGAGAGTCGAACTCTCGTTCCGCACGTTTGCCCACTGCGTTTCTACCGATTGAAATAATGTACAAACCTGGCGGAAGGTGGGTAGAGTCGAACTCCCAAGGCCGATAAAGGCTCGTCGCATTTCAAGTGCGGTGCCGTCGCCCATCGGCTTGACCTTCCAGAACTGGCGGAAAGTGAAGGATTTGAACCTTCGCGGCTCTTGCGAACCGGCTACGGCTTAGCAAGCCGACCCATTGCCGCTCTGGCAACCTTCCTCAACCTGGCGCCCCTGGGGAATTTCGAAATCCCGACCTCTCCCTGGACAGGGGAGCGTTCTTGCCTCTGAACTACAAGAGCTAATTGTGGTGCCCACTGTCCGACTCGAACAGACCACCGCCTGCTTACAAAGCAGATGCTCTACCTGATGAGCTAAGCGGGCGTCATCCTGGAGCGTCCCGCCGGATTTGAACCGACTTTGCCAGCTTGGAAGGCTAGAACCTCTCCCAGGAGGAGGGACGCAAAACTTGGTCTATCAGGCTGGACTCGAACCAACGAAATCTCGGTTCCAAACCGAGTGGTATAGCCGCTAACCGACTGATAGAAATCTCTGGTGGATGCTGATGGATTCGAACCACCGCGCCTTTCAGAACGGATTTACAGTCCGTCGCCTTCGGCCACTCAGCCAAGCATCCATAAAATCTGTTTTCAGCGCTTTCAGCCGAAGTGCTTGTCAGCCCAATACTGCGCGGATGGCCAGTGCGTAGCACGTCTACTTATCCGAATAGCCATCACGACTGAGCACGCCGATCCCTTGTACTTTGGGATCACGCTTCGGGTTACCAAGGTTGCGGGACAAATAACGTCCCTCCCGACCTCGCCACTGGGTATCCCCTGTAGCCATATTCAAACGCTGCGTGCTCATGCGTGATGGCATTATTTTGCCACGCCGCCATTATAACTCGTCATTTCTGGGCTTGTCAAGTGTTTTGTGAAAAATAAATGAATTATTTTTCAACGGTGTCTCTTTTTTGAGCGCAACTGCACGTCATCCCGCCATTAAAGTAGGGTTGACGTAGATATGTAACAATTTGGCTGAATTTTGTACACGTTCTTCGGACATGCGTAAATTTCACTGAAATCTGTGCATGTTTTCAGAACGTGTACAAAAGTTGTACTGGATAAACGATCAGTGCTTTATTAGGGTAAACCCCTATGGCATGGCGTTTACTAGCCCCGATAATTTACTCAGCCGCTAACGATTTGTTGCGGTCACACAAGGAGTTTTATCATGACAACCACAGTAAACATCGGCCTCAACGTCTCAGGCGGCACCAATCTGACCAGCGTCGAAGTCCAGGCCGCCCTGATCAACGTCGGTGCCGCAACGGTAGTTGATGCCCAGATCTTCCAGTCCAACACCGAAGAAACCTTGGTGTTCGAGCTTGGAGCAGCCTTGACACCAGAGCAGGCCTTTGCAGTCAGCGCGGCGCTCGGCCAGGACTGCATCGCTCAATACAGCAACGGCGTGGGTGGCCTGTATGGCCCCAACGCCGCGGCCTGGGGTGACTTCAACCCTGAGTTCTTCCTGCTGATCGACGGCCGCACGCTGGCAGCCGCTACGGTGCCAACTTACACCTTTCACATTGACCCTGGCCACGGCTGGCTTGAGGTGCCTATCTTAGAACTGAGCCGCCTTGGCATCTTGGCCGAGGTCAGCCACTACAGCTACCTCAAGGACGGCAACGCCTACCTTGAGGAAGATTGTGACTTCAGCCTGTTCGCGCACGCCAAGGCCGCCGCAGCCGAAGACTTCAACGTGGTTGATAAGCACACCAACTACGATTCGCCAATCCGCCGGTACGCTCGCTTCATCTAAGGCCATCACCATGTTCGCCCATCTCTTCAACACCCGCAACCAGCGCGGCAGGTTCGACCTCTACCTGACCACCGGCGCCAGCCTTGTC